TACACATCTTACTTGAATGTGGAAGGGCTAGACCCATCTAACAAAGCACTTTACAGTGCAAGCTATATTATACCATTTAAATTATACGGAGACTAAAATGGCTCATATTTCCTCTTTAGGTGCGGGTATCTTTTCTTACCTTGACATCTATAGCGGCACAACCGCCCCTGCTGGTGAAACTGCTGCGGACTACGCTGCTCTCTTTGTTTCAGCTAACGATGCTAACATTGATCGTATGCCTTCTGTTCGTGAGTTCCCCTCGATCGGTACTCCCGCTAACATCGTAAACGTACCTGTTTATGGTCAAAAAACCTCTTCGCAGGTTCAAGGCCAAGCAGACTCACCTTCGCTTGAAGTAACAGTAAACTACGTTCCTGAAGATATGCAAGACTTCCACGCCCTTATTGGCCAAGAAGCTTACTTCCGCTTCATGATGTGTGCTTCTGCGGTAGACCTCGCAGACTCGCTTGGTGCAACCCAAGAAGTTGACAACACAGAGTTCTACTTCAAAGGTAAGGTTGAAGCTATCTTGGTTAACCCTCAGTTGACCGATGCTACTACTGCAACCGTTACGCTTTCGTCGCAGTCCGACTTCTTTGGCCCTGCAAGCATTGACCCAGCTTAATAGCTGACGTTTAAGAAGGAGGCTCCCTTCGGGGGGCTTCCTGACTATTATCAGAAAGATATATTTTTTATGGATAAACCATTTAGTAAAACTTTTGTTATGAGAACAACCTTCCGCCATATGCGAAGAAGCGTTGATATTAGTATTCGTAAGAGTTTTGAACGTTTTCAAGACTTTGACAATAACTCCAAAATGGGGCAAGAGATCATGGAAACTCTTGATACCCTTCACAAAGTTCGGAAAATGCTTGATGACTTTCAAGCTAATAATGCAGATCTATTTTCAGAGAAAGATAAACTACAATGAAGCATTTAGTTAATAAACTAGTTACAGAAAAAGTTCCTTTTATGGGGGAAGAAGTTGAAGTTAAAAAGATGTCGGTAAACGAAGTCTTTGAAATTCAAAAGCTTGTGCAAAAGTCTAACAAATCTAAAGCAGAGTCCGCACAAATTGATTTGCTAATTGATGTAATTCGCATTGCTGTTGTTGGCGCACAAGAAGTTACAACCGAAGAATTCAAAACCTTTCCTATTTCTGAAATGACAGACCTGTCTAACCATATTATGCGCCTTGCAGGGTTGACAGGAGGAGAGGTGGGAAACTAACCGAAGAAGATGAAACCTTATATGAAATTGCTCTGCAACTAGGGCTTCCAGTTTATAAACTAAGGGCAGAAATGCCTTATGAAGAACTGTTAAAATGGGTTGAATTCTTCAAACAAAGGCCAATAGGTTGGCGAGAAGACTTTAGAGCTTACTTGTTTCTAAGAACCCAAGGGGTTAAAAAGTCGGCAGAAGAAGTGTTTCCTACGCTTAAACAAATTAACGATCATAAAGAATCTAAACGAATTCCAGATCAAGTCACCCCAACAGGCAAATTCTTAGAGCGTATGCTTCAAGCAAAAACCGGGGATAAAGTTGACTGGTTGACAAAAAAGAGATCTTAAAATGCCAAGCAATCAAATTACGTTTGATGTAGCAGACTTCGAAAAAGAGTTAGCTAGAGTCAAAAAAGAAGTAGACTCTATAGCTTTTAATGACATAGAAGATCGTGTAGATTATGCTGTTAACACTTTAAAGGTTGTTACTCCTGTTGATACAGGGGAAGCACGCTCTGGCTGGAAGTCTACAATTATTAAAACTAAAAACAATGAACTTATTGATGGTTCAATTTTTAACGATGTTGAACACATAAGTTATCTAAATAATGGCCACAGTAAACAGGCACCTAAGTATTTTATTGAGCAAACTTTATCTGCGATTGGAATACTAACCCCCGACTAAAGACAATTAGCCCCCGATGGTAACTCGTTATGAGAATCTGTCAGGGGCTAATTTATTAAAAGGAGGCACTATGAGCGGTGTAAAAATTAGAGTTAGCGCAGACACCTCACAAGCTAGAACTGAATTACAGAAGCTAGAAAAGTCTGTAGGAAAAATAGAGTCGGCAACTAGCCGCCTTGGAAGTTCAATTAAAGCCGCAGTTGCAACTTATAGTACTTTTTTCAGTACAGCGGCTGTTGTTAAAGTTGCAGATCAATTCCAAAGCTTAGAAAACCAATTAAAAATTGTTCAAAAAGAAGGTGAAAGTGTAGCTGGCACCTTTTCAAAGCTAAATAGACTTAGTATTTCTTCTAGAACTACACTGAGAGATACTGTAACTAACTATACTCGTCTTTCTAGAGCCTTAGAAAAAACTAATCTTTCTCAGCAAGATTATTTAGATGTAACAGAAGCTATCAACAAAGCCACTAAGATTGGGGGGCAACCTCTTGCTACTCAACAAGCCGCTTTGTTCCAGCTTAGCCAAGCCTTTTCATCAGGAGTTCTCCGTGGTGAAGAATTCAACTCAGTATCCGAAGGTGCTCCAGAAATTTTAAGAGCGTTAACTGAGTCTCTAGGGGTAACTCGAAAAGAGCTAAGAGAAATGGCTTTTGACGGGCAAATTACTTCAGATGTTTTAGTTAACTCGTTGTTATCCGCTCTTCCTGACATACAAAGAGAGTTTGAAACTCTAACTCCTTTGGTTGGAGAACTTTCTCAAATTATGGGTCAAGAGTTTAACAGGGCGCTTAGAGAACTTGATAAAATCACAGGGATCTCTGCTTCTGTTGGAGATAAACTTCAACTATTAACTTTAGCTTTTTCTTTCTTTGCTGATAATGCTCAGTTTTACTTTAACAATGCAAAGTTAAGTGTTCTTCAATTTAGAAGAGACATAAGAGACAGCTTTGACGCCATTCAACTTTTAATATCAGGTTTGTTTTCTGATACGTTTAGTGTAGAAAAATTTAAAGCTAACTTCCAAGAAGCAAAAAACGCTGTTACCGAATTTTTCTCTAATCTTGATTTTAGCAAACTTAAAGAAACTAAAGAAACGCTATCTGGGTTTTTCTCTACAGAATATAACATGGAAGCGTTTAATGCTGGTTTTAGTACATTTAAAACAAATATTACAGAATTATTTAGCAGCATTGATAATGAAAAGTTAAACAATTTTAAAAACACGCTATCTGGTTTCTTTTCTGAAAACTTTAGTACTGAAAACTTTAAAACTAACTTAGGTACAGCTAAAACAGCTATTACTGACTTTTTTAGCAAAGATATCTTTACCGTTGAAGAAGACTCATTTTTAGGAAAGCTGATGGCGGGGACTCCTCTGTTTTCAGTTGATAATATCATAGAAGGTACTTCAGAAGCTTTAAAGAAAATAAAAGAGTTTGCATCCTCTGTAATTGACACTTTCTTTAATATTCTAGATGAAGTTATCTTAAACTCTTCTTGGTCCGGTTTATTTTGGAAAGGCGCTGATAGAATTGGTGGGCCTAAACTTGAAAAAGGATTAAGAGAAGCTTTATCCAAGATTGAAGGCTGGGCTGACTCTATTATTGGGTATTTCGAAACTATCAAAGATTCATCTTTTGAGTTTTTCTCCGAAGCGTTTAATGGGAGCGCCTTGGAAAGCAGCTTAGACGCATCGTCTAATAAAATTGACTCTTGGGCAGAATCAATTAAGAACTCTTATGGCGGCTTGGGGGAACTTCTTTTTGGAAAAGAAATTCAACTTCCGGGCGAAAACGGTACAATACGTCAAGGGGGTTTAAAGCAATCTTTAGTTGATTCTGGAGAAACTGCAAAAGCGTTAGCAGATGCAATTGGAAGCTTTGTTGTTGAAAATAAATGGGCCTTAGCTGGTACAGCTATCGCAACTGCAACACTTTCTGTTATGAATGCAGAACTAAGAAGCAATCTTTTTCAAGGTTTGTTTTTAGGTTTAGGTTATGTAATTGGTGCAGGTGCTTTATCTATTTTAACTTCTCCTATAGGGTTAACAGTAGGCGCAATTGTCTTTGGCCCGGGTTTGTTAAATGCCGCTAATGAAAGCGGACTTACAAGGGAGCTAGGGCGAAAAATTTCAGAAGGTTTAGTAACCTTTTTTGAAACAGATAGCGAAGGTAAAAGCACCTTCCAAAGAGTTATATCTGCGATTGTAAACACTGCAAGTGAACTTGGTGCGGGTATTTTTGAAGGCTTAGATCTAAGTGATAGTTTTGTTACTGCGTTAATCGGAAAAGATTTGACTTCAACCTTGTCAGGCGCTTTAGCTTTAGCCTTTACCACTATAGCAATAACAGGTATACTTAAAAATGGTATTTTTGGAGCTGGTTACAAAATAGTTACGGCGTTGTTTAAATACTTAGCAACAGGGGCTTCTCTTGCCTCTGCACTAGGTCTTGCAGCAGACGCAGCAGGAGACGACGGTGGAGTAAACAGTCGCTTTGGTAAACTTGGCAAAACCGTTGGCAAACTTTTTAAAGGTGGTTTTCAGGCAGCTGCTGCTGGTTTTATTGTTGAAAGTTTATCCGACGCTCTTGCTTCTCGTGATGGTGTGCTTACCGAAACCGAAGAACAACTTGGAAATGTTGGTGGTATGACCGCACGGGGCGCTGTTGCAGGTGCTACCATTGGGTCTATGGTTCCTGTTGTAGGTACTGCTATTGGTGGAGCCGTAGGTGCTGCAGGAGGTTTGATAGCTGGGCTTTTCTTAAACCCAGAAGCAGACGCAGCGATAGGTCAGTTTGTACACGGTTTGCATGACAAACTCGTAGAGTCCCTTAAAGAACTTTGGGCGGCTGGTGGTGAGTTAGCCTCTGCAGCAGGCAACTGGGCAGTAACTTTAGCAACTGACCTTGGGAACTCCATTTATGATTATGTAGTAAGTGGTTTAACCGATGCTTGGAACAAAGTAAAAGGCTTATTTAATTTCGGAGACGATGATACTGGATCGAACACTAAAGGGCGTAGCCTTTCTGTTAGTCAATACGGCATAGACAACCCACTTATTAGACAAGAAGATATGGTCCGCAGAGCTAGTGGCGGTTACATCAGTGGCCCCGGTGGTCCAAAGTCTGACCTTATTCCCGCAATGCTTTCTAACGGAGAGTTTGTTATTCAAGCCTCTGCTGTTAACAAGTTCGGTACGGGTTTCTTAAGCGCAATAAACTCTGGAAACCTGCCAGGATTTGCTAACGGTTCAGGGACTTCAGCTCAAGAAGAAAGGTTTTTACTTCAGCTTGCTCAAAGAGAAAGAGACTTAAAACGTTATAAACAGGAGCAGTTTAACAACGAAGTTGCAGACACTCCTGATCCGTTATTAGCCCAACAAATAACTACTACTGAAGCAGATATTGCAAGAATTAAAGCTGCGCTTTCTGGTTTTGACTACGGTGAGTTTGGCTCTATTGATACTTCCGGTAGCTCCGGTGGCAATGGTCCCGAAAGCGGTCTTGACGGTCCCGGTGCAGGAGACCAAGAAAAATCAATAGGACGTCAGTATGCTGAACGTTTTAGAGATGACTTTCAATTTGGGCTTTCTGAAGCACTTAAAACCGGAGACTTTAAAGAGTTTGGTAAAACCCTTTTAGATAGCTTTACTAGCAATGTTATTGATTCTTTTTCTCAAGGTCTCACAGACAAATTGTTTTCAGGCTTGTTAGGTGAAGACGGTAAAGATGGGCCTCTCTCTAAAATATTTGGTGGTACTTTTAACCTTGGTGAAAAAGGTGGAGACAAAGAAACTGCTAAAACAATTGGAGACACTCTAAGTGAAACACTTGGAGGAGAAGGCGGTATCTTTTCTGGCCTTAAAGAAATGTTTTCGGGGCTTCCTGATATGTTAGGGGGTTTATTCAAGGGAATAAGTGGCCTTTTCGGCGGCGGAGGTGGTGGTCTTGACTTTGGCGGCTTACTTACTGCTGGTCTTGGCTTCTTTGGCTTTTCTGAAGGTGGGCTTGTTCCTCGTATTTCCGGTTCTGTAAGCGGGCGAGATAGTGTACCTGCCATGTTAACTCCGGGTGAGTTGGTAGTACCTAAGAACAACATTGATGACTTTATGAAAAATACAGACAGAAAAGAGTCAACAGTGCAAAGCTTTAACATCAACGTACAAGGCGACGTCTCTAGACAAACTCGAAAAGAGATTGTTAAAATGATGCCTGAAATTTCTCTTGGGGTAAATAAGAATAACCGTGAGAACAATGTTCGCAGGTAATTCAAATATTACTAAGCCCGTATAATAAAAAACTGAGAAAATTGGAGCATCTATAATGAAGAAATGGAATAAACTCTTCAAGCTTAAAAATGGTCAGTTATACTGGAAAGAGTCTCGTGGGCGTCAGTCTGCGGGGTCTCGTGCAGGAACTAATCATGGAGATGGCTACAAAACAGTTCGTATTGATGGCAAAGCCGTGTATGTTCACCGTATTGTTAAAGAAATGAGTACTGGTAAAAAGGCCAATGGTTTTGTTGATCACAAAGATCGCAATAGATCAAACAACAAACCAAAAAATTTACGTACTACCACACGATCAGAAAATAATAAAAATCGTAAATCGTGGAAGCGTAAAAAATGACTACAGGGTCACCCTTCGGGGTGGCCTTTTTTATCAAAAACGTCAGATAAAAAGTGAGAAAATTATAGCATCTATAATGATATAATAATATATCACACAAAACAAAGCAACCAAGAGGAGGACATTATGTCTATATGCTTTGAAGTGACTTCGGTCGCCTGCCCCCTGCAGCTAGAAGGGACTGTTAACGGACAGTCTTTTTATTTCCGTGCTCGTAATGATATTGTTTTTTGCGGTATCTATCGAGAATCAGATGATGAAAAACCTAGTTTTTCTTTGCGACAGACTGTACAATTACTCAAAGATCACGAGTATTGTAGTAGTCAAAAAGTGTCTTTGCAAGAGGCGCTTGGATTTATTCGGATGACTTACGAGTTGTCTGAGTAATTCTATACCCTGAGCATGGTGTAAAACTGCTTAAAATTGCTTAAAAAAGTGAGAAAAACAACGCATCTATAATGATACAATAATGTATCAGTAAACCAAACGGAAACCAAGAGGAAAACACAATGGAAAACGAAACCTTTACACTTGCAGAATTAACGGGCCTTTCATTCTGGGGGGCTACTTGGCCTGCACTCATAATACTCGCTTTAATAGCACTAGCGGTTGTCGGTGACATACTTTTTGTTTTGTGTAAAGAGTATATGCAAAAAAAAGTGAGAAAAACAACGCATCTATAATGATACAATAATGTATCAGACTGTCAATATGGAGATATGACATGGGAAACTTTTTTGTAGGTCATCTGGAACGAGCAATTCTTCGCGAAGACAAGTACTACGTAGAGGCTGCAACTGGAGTCATTCTACTTGGAATGGCAATTCCAATTTTTAAAAAAGGCCGAGTTGCTGCTAGCGAAGAATTTATTCGGGATGAGTTCCCAGAATTCTTCAGCTAACACTCACACCCTGAGCATGGTGTAAAACTGCTTAATTGTACGGGCTTTGCTCTGTAAAAAGTGAGAAAATCAACGCATCTATAATGATACAATAATGTATCAGCAACCAAGTGGAGACTCAAATGAAAAATGTCCTAATCGCAAGTGTAATCGCAATGTCAACTGCTACGGCTGCCATGGCAGAACAACCAATATACCAGCTCGAAATCAGTGAGCAGCCTGTATGCACGAATACTGATGTGGCAATCGGTGTCGGTGTCGGTGTAGTAGGCGGTGCAATACTCGGCGTGTCGTCTATAATAGGGGCATCGGTAGTAGGTGCAGCTGCTGGTACTACAATGACATGGGGTATGGCATTCTCTTCCCCATTTCTAACTAATACTACTGCAGGTCTGGCTATGGCTGGTGTAGCAGTGGGGGGTCCGTACGTAGGAATACTTAGCTATTATGGTTCGTGTGTGACTCGAAATATATTTTAATATAATTGTGGGCTGGTTTCGGCTGGCCCACTACAAT